AGTAACACCAGTTCCAACAGCAGTATCATAAATCATGACTGGATATCCAACAAGAAGATCGTTGGTATCAGAAGCATTTTGCGCCTCTCCATCTATACCATAGTCTTTGAGTGCGTTAAAGAAGAATTGTATCGCCTTTTGACCACCCGATCCTGTTGTTTCCTGAATACCAGTTATAATTCCACTAAATCCTTGAACATTTTGAATATCGGTAATTAACTCGGTTTGAATTTGAGGAACCTCAGCGATAGCATAAGCAGGGATAGATGTAGTATATCCGAATCCTGGATTGGTAATTGAAACTGATGTAATATCTCCATTAGGTCCAACAACACCAATAGCAGTTGCTGTGGTTCCTACACCAACACCAACAGAAACAGGAGATGACAACTTAATATCAACTGTAGAACCAGTATAACCAAAACCTGAGTTTGTAATCTGGATGGCAGAAATTGTTCCTCCTGCACCAACTGTTGGTGTGAATCCAGCAGATACTGGTTCAGATGGATCAATCAATAATGAATCGAAATTAAATGTGCCAACATTCAAATCATATATTATTTCATCATAATCAAAGAATTGTGCGTTATCTACAAAAATTTCTGACGAAGAAGTTTTAACATCACTAATAACTTTGGCAGTTGGGAAGATTTTTGGTTCAATAGAGTCTCTGGTTTTATAAACCAAATCCCCTTTGACATATTTGTCTCTCTTCTGCTTAGTCCATTTTATTGGTTTGAAGGTATTTTCATTAATACCCGGACCAGTGTAAATTGCCGTCTCAAGTTTATCAGAACCAAGAATTTCTGCTATAGTTCTTCCAACAAGTTGACTGGAGGTTTCTCCGTGTGATGGGTGTTTTGATACTAATACATCATCGCCTATTTTGAGAGTTTCGGTAACACTAACAATACTAATATCAACTCCCTGTGTGCCAACATAGAAGAAAATATCTACTTTGTCATTAACACGAGGTGGTCTTGAAAATTCAAACGATGTTCCACCACCAAAAGTATAAGCATACTTTGGTTTCTGTAAGACACCATTTATGAATATAATGAGAACCGAATCTAAATCAATGGCACCGGAAAGAGGATCATCGGGATCTATTTCAAAAGCAAGAAGTTCACCCTCATAGAATAATGGGAATCTTGTTCTATTACCATCTTGATAACCAAGTATGCTGTCAATATAATCCATTTCTCCAAATGACCAAGAAGTGAAGAAATCATTAAATGTTTGTGTAATCTCAAGTTGGAACTCTGAAACAGGTTCAGAAATATTGGCAGCGGTTACAAGTCCAGCAACAGTGACTATATCACCCACTTGGAATCCATAACCATTTCTTGCGATCTTAAAGTCACTTACACCAACCATGGATCCAGGAGCAACTGTGCGTGTTGGTGTTGTGCCGATATTTGGATCAACCGCATTAGTTACAATACCAACAAGAGTATGAATAGCAGATGCTACATTAGCACATAAAGGAGTCGAAGTATCCACTGTGATGGAGAGATCGAAAATTTGTGTTCTTGTTGAATAACCACCAACAGTTATTGCTTCATTTCTCATGGATTGAATCGCCATGTCTCTTGCTTCCATGAACGCATATATTGTTTCTTGTTCTTCACCAGAAACGTGTGCCCCAGTTACGTAAAGATTAGCAGCATCAACTGTTAAATCATTTCCTCCATACTTAAGATTGTAAGAAATCGATTCGAGAACATCAACAATATCATCCTTACAATCTCTTCCAGTAGTGCCGGAAGGTGGTGTATATGATGGGAATTGTGCTAACATTCTACCGTAAGCAATATCCGCTATGAATTCAAGATTACTGGTAATTAAATTTGCAGCATCAAAGAATCTATCACCATTGGCACCATCATCAATTTGACCCATGGTAAGATTTACTAATAAATTGTTTCCAGTAGTTGTAGTGCTACCTATACCCAATCTAGAAACACCAACAACTGGCATGTTTTCATAATTTGGTTCTGGAATCTCAATTACTGGATTGACATATCCTGTTCCTGGAGAATCTATGCTGAAAGTAAGAGTTCCACCAGCACCAACAGTCGCACTTACTACAGCGCCTTTACCTGCTCCACCAGCAGGTCCAACATTAACAATTATTATATCACCAGCGACTTCAGTTATTGATAAATTAGCGCCAGATGCTGGATCTGAAGATCTTGGATATTCTTGTTCAGTAAAGAAATCGTCATCAGAGCATCTGAAGATAATTGACTCATCAGCTATGAGTATAGTGTCACTTGTAGTTAACCCATGATTCGGAATTGTTAATCTTAATTCACCACTATGAGATATGAAAACAGCATCAGTTGCTGTGAAAGGACCACCAGAACTTGCTGTAATCGAATTTTCTACTGCTCTTACAAATCTGTGTTCAAATGCCAGATCAGTGACCCCAATTGAAACAGGTTCCCTATATCCAGAACCAGTATTGAGAGAGAAATGCTCATAAACTTCTCCACCACTTAGGTAAGTGTGGACAATAGTACTAACTCCTACATTAACGACAAGATTTCTAGAATCAACAATATTGAAAATATCAAAAGTAAGGTCTTTATCTGGATATACCTTTGAGGTTGGTCCACTACCAGTATCACATTGGAATACTAATCCATCTAATTTGACTTTAGATCCACCCTTAAGGTAATGATTACTTGTTGTTTGGATTTCAATAAGTCCAGAAACATTATTATAATCTGCAGTTTGAACATTTACTGCATTCACCCATGTATTGATACCAACAATTTCTGTAAGTTCTCCTGAAGAATTTTTCTTAGCAAAAACATTAGCACCTACTAGTGGAGCATATCCCAATCCAGGTGTAGATCCAAATGAGACAACTAAACCACCTCTAGGAATTTGATTCTGATTTATATCAAACTCAGACTCAACTGGTTCCCCACTGATAGATGTGATGCCAGTAAATACAATACTAGATACTCCATTTGTTGAATCATTTTCAAAAATATAATTATTACCAGCATTATTTGGTGTTGATGGAGTTTGGAATACACCATTAATAAACACAATTCCATTTCCAGGTTCAATACCTACTGTATTGATTCCTCCAACTGTTGTGGTGTATGTTTTAGCAATTCCAGTAAATGAATCTGAAATGTCATCAAATAACATGTTGGTGGAGTAATCAGATCTTAAGAAAGTTCTTCCTGAATACTCTGCTCTTACGTATGGAAGATTAGATTCATTTCTTCTCTTTCTAGAATTTCCTTTTGGTGGTTCAGCAAAGAATACTTCATTTTTAACAATATTGATTGAACCTCTGTAAATTCTAACCTCAGATTCATCAGTGTGTGCTGCAGCAATAGAACCAACAACACCCCTTTGAACAGAAACTGTAGGATGTGTAGCAGCAGCACCAGAAGCAATAATTCCATTAATTGGACCCATAATCTGACCGTTTACATTGGTGCTAAGACCGACTTCAACAACCTTCATGTATTCATCATCAATTCTTAGCAAATCTCTTGGTTGAATAGATGAAATTCCACTCAAATTGAATGTTGAAATTCCAGCAGTAATTCCACCATTATTGTGTCTAAGAATATGATTGATTGGTGTAAATGAAATTGGTTGTTGAACGATACCATCAAGACTTATAACTGTTTTTGATAACTTTTTAGTAAACTCTAATTCATGAGCATTACCTTCACCAGGATCAGTAAATGTTACAAAAATACCCGATCTTGCATAATCCTCTCTTGTTGAGAGTTGGAAAGTATCTGGAGTCAGTGCGATAGCAAAAACTTTATCTGGAAGTTTTGTTGTAACAATACCAGCATGATTACTAGTTTCACCAATTCCGATTGCGGTTTGACCAACACCAATGAATGTTGACTTAGGTGTATAGATTAATTCTTCACCAGTATTAAAGAAATGATTAGGATATGAGAATACACCAGTTTCATAGTTAAGGACATTTGTATCAGCAGGATCAAATGTCTTCATGTAAATGGGACTACCTTGATGAAGTAAACTGAATTTTGTTCTATTTGCTCTAAGTCCATTTAATCCATCATATGCTGATAAGAATACTCTTTGATTTACTGGACCATATTCAAGATCCAATGCCTGATTATCAAAGTCAGATGCTCTGTAGAACACCTCATTCATAGATTGTGCTTCAACATTATATCCAGGATCAGGATAGAAATTCAGGAAGAATTCATTTCCAATTATATTTGTTCCAAATGTCCCCAACCCAACATTTCCGTTTGTTATTGTAAATGGTCCTGGTACAACATATGACTCTAACTTTAAATTATTTGCCATCAATGCAACTTGATGAATTGATGACGTATTTCCGGAAGAAACGCGAACAATAGAATTAGATGAAGAAACTGTATTAATATCAAATCTACCGAGAGAAACTGCTGTTGTGCCAAAACCAACTGTGGATTCATACCTAGCACTTCTTTCATTACCTGGAGGTTGATTGTTAAGCAAGAATCTATATGTTCCAATTCCTGCAGTTGTGGCAGCAAACCCGATAATATTTGAACGGACATCAAAAACTGGTCCCTCAGAAGTTGTAGCGATATTTCTTGCTCTAACAGAAACAATACCTGCAGAGGCATCATAATCAGCACTTATAATACCAGTTGAGGAGGCACTATATGATTGTGTTACTGTATCAAAATAATATTCGCTAAGATAAGTATCCGTCCCATCAAAATCAACAAACGCCTCAACATATTGATCAGGAACCTTATCAAATCTATCTGAAATTTCAATAGAAGCAAAAGCTCCGTTAAAATTGCTTGAATCAAATGATGCGATAGTTTTGATACTAGTGGTTCCCGATCCAACTAATTGTGGATCATATGGTCCAACACTACTAATACCAGAGACAAATGAACCTGTAAATTCAACCGATCCAAAAGAAGTTTTTCCAACACCAGAGTCTCCAGTTGGAAGATCTTGATAGAGATATGATTTTTTAACTAATTTAATATCATGATCTCTATCATATGGATCAGTTGGTTCAAAGATAAAGGTTTTTCTACCATCCGTATCAATATCCGCTCTAAAAAATCCTAACCTTTCATTGGTGAAAGACGAATATTTTTCAAATAGATAAGTATCAGTTTTTGTTGATAGTAGAACAACTTCAGATAATTGAACATCAGAAGTATCAGGATCTATAATTTGTATTGTATATCTAATATGATTCTCTAATTGAGAAACTTCTTCAATTTCGGAAAATAGATCTTTGAATCCATCACTTGAGAATTGAGAACTAATATCATCGTGGAACAAAACTCTATTAGTTCTACATTCAGTATAATCAGTTAATTTTCTATTTTGTATCTGTAAAGTATTTGATTGTAAGAAATTGCCGATTCTACTCTGAATTGGTCCATCATCTACAGCATTATCAAAATTATTGATGGCATCAACACGCTCTTCACTAAGAACATCTAGAACAACTAATGAAGTTGTAGTAGCGCCAAGACCTGCTTGGAAAGATCCTACAGAAGAAATTCCTACGTCGGCAAAGTTTTTCAGACCTGCAGGGTGAAGTATGCTATTGACTGGACCAGAAAGATCCTTCCAAGTTATTGGACTCTTAATTGAATATGAAAGATTTTGATAGTAATCATTATCAGGAGTTACTTGGAAATCTTCACTAATCATTCCAATATCATCACTCCATCCATTATCAGTTCTTGACGCATAATCAATTGTAAACTTGGCACGCTTTTTATCAATATCAACTACTTCAGCAATTGAACCACTTATTTGACCTTTTATTCTAAATCCTTTGCGTAAAATATATCTACCAACAACTTTGATGTAATCATCTCTAACTAGAGATATAATTAAATCCGTGCTAGTAAATCCTGTTCCGGCGTCAACAAATAATTTTTCACCAACAGAGAAACTGGATCTCTTTTGAACTACATTAATTATTGGATAATTTTTCTTGTTTACAAGAGTTGCGTATCCAGATTGTATAGTTTTTGCTATACCTGGATTAGATGTGAGTATCACATCATCTTCATCGGCCAGTTTGAATGTTAATTTTGCTGGACTTGTATTCTGATAGGATATAATTTTAAAGAACTTATATCCATAATCAGCAGAATTATATCCATCACCCGACGTTGCCATCTGAATGCCTTCAGTGAAAACAAAATCACCGGTTTCAAAAGGAGCATTAGTAAATCCTAAGATAGGAGTTGAAAGTGTACATGTGGCGATTCCAGCAGCACTGGTAGTCATTGAACTAATACCGACCCCATTAGAGTTATTGATAGCAATAATTCTATGTGGTTCCGAATCCAATCCAAATAATGGACCAAGTTGTTCAACACTAGAAACAGCACCGTTTGGAGCACTAGCAACTAAAGATGTTGAATCATATACAGATTGTTTTGTTTCGTTCCATAAAATTAAATCAGGATCACTTAAGTATCTTGCTCCACCATATTCAATATCAATTTCATCAATTGTATCCAGATTATCCAATCTTACAATTGGTGGGACAAAAGCATCTGGTCTTAAGGTTTTATCTGAAGGATAATCATATCCAATATCTCTAAATCTAACTTTTTTAATTCTACCAATTGAAGTTGATATTGCTACTAAATTAGCATTTACACCATTTTCAACATTAGAATCACTTGTAGATCCAGAACTTACATTGATAAATCGAGGGAGACTTTCAAATTTAAATCCTTTAGATAAAATTTCAACTTTTGATATGGTTCCATCTAAATCTTCATTTTTTGAAGATCTAATACTATATTCAAGTTTATCACACTGAGTATCAATATAATCAAAAACTTTTGGCATTCTAAATGGAGAGAACTTAAATGTTCTATCATCAACGCCAAATATATTGAAGGATCCATTATACTCACTATCAATATAATTAATTTTACAAGCATTTGCTACATCAGTATCTGATGTGCTAATATAGCTTCCTTTTTCTAAAGTATAGAATAAATTTGATGGAATATTTTCAGAATATGATATTGTTAACGATGAAGTATTAACGCCAATTATTCCACTGGTTTTTACATTAGAATCTCTAGTATCATAAGAGGAATTAAACTCATTGATAAATTCTTTCTCTCGGAAAATTTTGAGTCTATATCCTTGTAGAGATGAGTCTGATAAAATGAATTGTAAATCCCCATTTCTTACTACATCGATTGGTGGGTTGATCAGAGAGAATGTATGGCTAGCAGTTCCAGCATTAGTAATATTAACTTCCTTTTCTGTTTCTGAATAAGTCTCATACTTAGTTTCTGCTAATCTAAACTCACTTGAAGAATTTTTAATTACAAAGTAAGATCCTACAGAAAGACCTGTGGCAGGTTGACTACTTTCATAATAAATTTTATCTCCAGTTTCAAATCCATGATCTTCGATAGTGATTGTGTTATTTACAGTATTGATAGATGATGCAGGGATTGTATTTGGATTGATTAGAATTTTTTGCTCATCCTTATTGAACTTAAGTGTAACTGCTGCTGTGGTTCCAATTCCAACAATGGTGTTTGGAATAACAGTCATCTTTATTTCATCACTCTCACTTAATCCATGAGTTGTGCCACAACTTACTGTAGTTACAACCTTGTTTACTTCACCAGTAATCTGCTCCTTATTTGTTTCAAGCAAGTACTGCGAATTATCACTACCATTAGAGTAGAAATAAAGACCATTTCCAGTCGTAGTCAATCCTACAGAAGTTGTTAATCCAATATAATCTCTACCTTTGTTAATTACATATACATCAGAGGTTCTAGTTACTGTATCTGGAATAGAGAAAGTATTAGTTTGAGCGTTATCATCACCCACTATTATTGAAGTAACTGTAGGATCAAATGATTTTGTAAATGTAAGTTTTTGTCCTGTTTTAAATGGATGATTTGGAATGTAAATTTGACGTGGAGGAATCGCAACAGTTTTTGGAGTTCCTCCTACTTCAAAAGTATATACAGATCCAGTTCCTACTCCAACACCAATAGAATTATTAGCATTAAAGTATGCTAAAGAATTTCTCTCAGATGAGAATTTTTTAGTTTTTACTTTTAAAATCGCACTATCATTTTTTAAATTTAATATTGAAGTAGCAGTATGTGCTACACCTGCTGCAGCATGTCTATGAATTTTTAAGACACCATTACCAAAATCATTAAGAACGGTAACTATTTCTGTACCATTTGAAGAAATAATCTCTACAGAACTTCCTGCAGATACATTATTGAATCTTCTATTAACAAAAATATCTTCAGATTTTCCAAAGGGAAGTGCTGAATATGAAGAAACATCGCCGGATAGTTTGACAGTTTCAGTACTAAATCCAATATTTTTAATTCCAGGTAGTGATGTTACTGATGTTGATAATCCACCTACAAGAACATTATCATTATTAATAAATTCAAAACCAGTACGATTAAAAGCTATGACCTCTCTATCACTCTTCCATTCAAATACAACACCCTCATAACGATCCAAAGTAGTGTTAATTGAAGTTATTGCTGCCCCAACCAGTTCAGATACCTCTGCTCTTAAACCAACTCCCCCAGTTCCTTCAAGGTCAAAATTAACTCTATCATTTAACTTATACCCTGTTCCACCTTGAATAATTTTAACTTCATCAATATCACCTTTCGTGATCGATTTAACTCTTGATTGCTGCTCAAAAGATTCATATCCCTCATTGATGAAGTCATAATTAGCATATTTTTTATTAATATTATATGGTAAAGTGTTTCTAGAAAGAGTTGAATTATTGAAATCAAAAGTATGATCTAAAGTAAAGTTTTCTTCAATAACTTTTGATTTATAACTATCTCCAATAAAATATGGATATTGTGGTTCAAACTTTGGAGACTGTTGACTTATTCCAACTGTAGCAAAGTACGCATAAATTCCATTTGGAAATTCTGGTGTTTTACAAAATCTTCCATTATGAACATCTAAATCACCACTAGCATCATATTGATAGTCATCAATAAAGAATCCAGATGCGAAAGAGGATGGTCTATCAGAAACAATTCCAGTATTGAGTTTATATGAAGAGGTTAATATTCTAACACCAGATTGAATATCTTCAGGATCAGCATATCCAAATGGACCATAAATTGGATTACCATCATATGCCCAACCAATAATTGGTGAATGATTTCCATCTAGATTTTCAAAATATCCTTTAGCAAGATCCTCAGAATATCCGTACATTCCATATACTAAAGAATCATCACTCTTGTTCTTGCTAAAACTTGAGAATATTTTGACCTGCCTATTTCTAGCATGAGTAGCAAATCTCTCAGCATCATTAACTTGTAAATTACGAACTCTTACTCCAAATTTAGCACCTAAACCTCTTTCCTTTACATATATCGAAGTTGTATTTGGATTGTATCCCAAACCTTCGTTGATAACAACTACAGAGTCAACTTTATTATCAACCATGACTGGTCTAATAATAGCACCAGTTCCACCAGGAATTGATGTATCTTCTACAACTAATTCTGGTGGTGTTATGTAATCATTACCACGACTTAGGACTTGAACTGCCTTGATTTTACCGTTAGAAATAATTGGTGCTAGTTGAGCGTTCTTTCCTTTAGAAATAGAAATTACAGGTTTTTTATGTAAATTTAATGTTGTTGATCCATATCCAGTTCCTGATTCATACATATACGCATCAATTATTTTACCCTCAATAATTGGAGTAAATTCGAATGTCTTTTGTACTCCACCTGTAAATGTAGAATTATCAACTATACTCAATTGTGGATATTGGAAAATGTGATATCCTGCTCCAACACTAGTAAGATTTACATACTTACCTCTCACTAAATCGGTTGTTAATGATCCATCTTGACCAAGATCAATTAATCTAAATCTATCGGAACTAATTTTATCAATAGAATATTTACGTAATACGTCTAATCCACCTATACCAGTTTCAGTGAATGAATATTCTACAACCTCACCATGTTCAAATCCATGGTTATTGAATATAATAGAATCATATTCAATAGAAACATCTTTTGGTTTAATTCTTAATTTTCTATACGTAAATCCAGAACCAGAATTTATTACTCTTACCTCTCTCAAATTATTTCTTCTTTTGGTTCTAAAAATATGAATGCCATTAGAAGTTTCGGTCAGTCCTATCGTATTGATTCCCGCTAAAGCATCACCAGTAGTAGCATGAAGTTTGATAGTAGTTGGATTAATTATTTTTACAGCATATTCATCACCACTTGCTAAACTACCTGTTGTAGTATTAGTTGGATCACCAGGATCACCAACTGCTAATGGAGTATTGCCATTTTGATTATAAACGATGATCTGCCCTTCATCTAAATTGTGTGGTTCTCTGAATGTAATAGTTTCATCATTAATATCAATTCCACCACCAAGAGATAATTGACGTGAATCAAATTCAATCTCACGGAATCTTCTCCCCATGATTGGTTTTAATTCACAACCTTCACCATTCATTCCAGTAAGTGTAACTGAAAGAACTTCATCTACATCAAAATCTTGTGGATCTACAAGAACCGATTTTACGATACCCTGAACAACTGGTTCTACATAAGCAGTGCTTCCTGCTCCTGCGCTTATTGTAATATTTGGTGGATTTAATATATCATAACCATCACCACCATTAAGAACTTCAAACGAACTGATGGGACCAAAGAAAATATTATCGGTTGATTGTGGACTTGTAATTTCAACACCATCAACCATCATACCAATATTTCCAAGATTTCTCTTCTCGACCTTTCCTTCTGATGTGGAATTAGATAGTTGAAACTTTCTTAAAATATTTTTAGGAGAAATTATACGATCTTCATGGCGATCAAGTGTGAAAGTGTGACTTCCAGGATTTAAATTTTCAGTAAAACGAACAAAGTCATTTGTAGCAACAAGAATACTAGTAGCAAAAAGTTTTATCTTGTTAATATCAATAACCTTTACAGTATATTTCTCACCTGAGATTAAACCTGATAATTGATTTGTAGCAGTATATAATACCTGATCGCCATCAATAAATTTTACGGGTTCTGAGAATACAATCGTCGAATAACTTTTAAAGAAATTATCGTAACCTTCTAAGTAAGTTTTAGTACCATTTGGAATTGTGGATTCAACAATCTCATCATTAATTTCGTAACTAGGTAATGAATATGATGCCGCATAACCAAATTCCTCATTGTCTGTAGTGTATACATTCAGAGTATCTGAAATATAAGTATTATTACCATCCTTTAGAGGAGTTGTTAAACTTCTTGCCTTAAATAATTTTCTTCTGATACTATAAGTCCTATTAATATCAGGAGTAAACTGATTAAGATTTGATAATGTTACTTCTTTTGTGGAAGTGTTAACAGAATCAACTATAGCATCTGTGTGAACAATAACTTCACCAGTAATGCTACTAATACCAACCGCTGCATAGTCACTACTTCCTAATAAAATATCAACAACATCACCTTTTTTCAGTTGAGATTTATCAATATCATCATATAGAACAAATACTGACGCTTGAATATCTTTGACATCAAATCTTGTACTAGTATTATATTTCCAAGAATTAGCAAAGACCTGCTTATAAGTTTTGTCTGTATCTGGATTATCAATTACTTCACCAATATTTTCAATCAAAAGAGTTTCTTCATCCTCCATTAACGGAATATCTTCCAGAGAAACAAAATCAGAAAGAACTCCAGTTAAACGCAAATCAATTCTATTATTAATATCGCCATTTCCATATCCAAATACAGTTTCATCTGCTCGAACAGGACCACCCAACATGATGGCTTCAGTATGACCAGCATCAACATTTACTGAAAAGTTAATACCAGAGCATCCAAAAAATTGATTAATACTCTTGGAGGTGTATGTAATTTTATTTTGCCCAGAAATTAATGTTCCACTCTCTGGAAAACCAATAGTAGAATCTACATTAATTACAGTATCACCAATAAAAACAGGTTCTAAAGCTCTGGAATAACCAGGGATACTAAAAAATCCCTCAATTAAATCACGATCATCATATCCAACAAATAAACCTAGTTTGTAGAAAGTTCTTCCATTTCGAGTAAAAACTTCAACCTCAGAGACAGAAGCACTCGTGCTCAAATCATTTGACTTAAATATTGTTTGTCCCCTAAGTTCTGATGGATTCCCTGATATACTTTCAACAACAGCAGTTTCTCTTCTAATATAATTTGCTGAAGAAGGCTTAAATAATCTTTCCTCAAGATCAATTACAGTTGCTGTTACTCCATAAAGAACTTTAAATAGAATTATTATTGATTCTTCAATACCTTTAGACTGATAAAAATCTCTAGCATGTTTGACAAAATTACCTACATCTAAATCACTAACAAAATCTTTATCTTCAAAACCTGGAGTAAATGTTGTTTTTAATTTTTTATAAAATTCTTGTAAAAATAAAGCACTAAGATTTTGGACAGACGAATCCGCAGTATGTGATGCCGCTACGGTGTCCTCAAAGATTACACTCTGCCTATTCGTATTAGTAAAGTATGCCTTTGTAGTATCATCATATCCAGTTATACCACTAAATCCACGAATACATCCTAAAAACGTAGTATCAGTTTTTGATGTATATGTAATAATTTCATCATCTATTTTGAGAAGACCATAATCATCAGGAAATCCCTTTGTGGATAACACAGTAATTGTGGTATCTGTAGAATCAATTGATGAAGAGAGTAATGTTTTACCTACAACAACTTCAGGTATCAAATTATCAATCTTGATGTAGCGATCAAGATTATCAACTAAGTCAACACTACTTCCCTGATTCTCTAGGGAAATGTAATATTGCTTGAAAAATTCGACTGCCTTTGGGAAATCAGTTACCAAAAATTCAGGAAGTTGGCTCTCAATAATTTTATTGAGTTGCACTCTCTTCTCAAAATGCGACATATTTTATTTCCTCTCTAAATCTCCGTTGGAATAGCTTGAAGTATAATAATCTCTAGTGAATGAGACGCCAGAAATGTCTTCACCTGATGCGATAACATCCTTTGTCATATTTATCTTACTATGTGGGATGTCTAATGAGACATATAGATCTTTCAAACCAATAACATCATTTGATTCTGGGAATGCTTGAATTTCAATAATATCGTTTGGTGATGATGTTTCTACAATATTAATTGTATTGAGAATAATTTCTCCTTTCATATAATCAACAATTCCAACTTCTTTTGCTAAAACATCTATCTTACCATCCTTACCAATTTTAACAATTGACATGATACCTTTGCTGGTATCAGTTGGTGTATCTGTAAGATATACTATTGATTTTTCGCCAGCAATCTTAAATCCAGTTGACTTTATATTAAATCCATCTGGATTGGCATGAAATCTGTTACCAAAACATAATTCATATTGAGCGAATTGATTCTTAAGAACTTTAAGATCCCTTCTAATTTTTATTTTTGTGATGTTAGAAGTAATCGCATTATCTACTCTATCAATCAGTTGTAATATCTTACTATACTTAAATCTTCCACCAAAACGATTCATATCAACATCTTTAGAATAAGATGTTAATGCTGTTGTTATATCAGATTTTAAATTTTCAACAATTGAAACCTTGTTATCGTCATAGTAAATGGTTGAATCTAGTTCAACATAAAGAACTTTAAGATCAACAATAGACTGATTGATACCAGCTATTGAATATTGTTTCAACTTATTCAATATATTTTGCTTATCAAAATCAGAAACATATGTTCCATTTTTTGGTTTAATACTAATCTGAACGGTACCAAACTTTGGTGGACTTAACTCTTCTCCACCAACGACTGCTACAGATTCTGTATTAGGATATATTGATTGAATAATCGCTTCATAGTCTCTTGATGTAACCGCTCTGTGCTGCGCGGAATACATCCTAGGAGCGAAGTATTTAATTGATGATAAACTCTCTATCTCACCACCGTTGATCGCCTTCTGAACGGTTGTAATGGGGACTGACGCGCTAGGTATGACTCTAATACCACTTTCATCAACAAAATTACCTTGAAAATCAAACAATGATGGTCCATTTCCGGCAGCACCATCAGTTACGATATATCTAACGGTAACTACTGAGTTATTTTCTAATTTTTTACCAAAGTAATCATCACCAAACAACAATTCATAGCGTTCTTCTTGAACTTCCTGTAGTAAAAAGATCTCAGAATTCTTGTCAATGTTAAGAATATTACTAACAGGATGAAATTCTCTACCTAAACCAGAATCAGAACTTCCTTTTACAAATACTCTGATGGAAGAAGTGTCTACATTCGGATTATCAATGATAAAACGTTGATCTTCAGTGCGATCCACCAAGAATTGAGTGGATAATACTGATCCTTGATACACTTCTAATGGTTTTTCGGCAGTTCCAAACTGTGCTACACCGTTGACAACCGTGGTTGATACGTTCTCTGGAATAGAAAAGCGATAAGAGGTGTTATCTACTGCTCCAATACACACTAAACCTGCTTCAAGAGTGATAAAACTACTGCTAGTAGTTACGGGAACCGTAAATGTAACCTGCGCCTTTGCTGAACTCTTGGAACGTGGTACATATCCTATGTTTCTTGCTAAAGAAACCACATTTTCACGAACTGTTGCTCCATCAAGGAACGATTCATTTACTACCAAGTTCGCATTAAATGCGTTAATGTAAGTATTATATGCTAAAGTATCGATTAAGACGGAAAAATTAGACCCTTCAAAGTCAAAATCCGTGAAATTTGAATTAGCACGGAGATAATCTTTGATTTGGACCCTAATTTGATCGAAATCTAGGTTAGTAAACTGAGTAAAAGGCATTTTTTATCGCGTTGCCTCTAAAATGAATGAAAAGGCTTGTGTTGGTAAATCTAATCCTACAATATCAAAGAAAACTGTAACATTAAAGGAGTTATTATCAGGTTGTGGATCTACTTTTATGTTTAAATTTTCAATTCGATCCTCATAAAACTCTACAGTATCCTTAATTTGATCCCTTATAACAGTTGCGGTACCATAATTTACTAATTCAAACAGACTTGAACGTATATCAGTACCTAATGTAGGATTAAAAAAGCGTTCAGTAGGAATAGTTTCGACCAAATTACGAACAGAACGCACAATAGCACGCTCATTTATAATAATTGGAAGATCCTTTGATACTGGATGTGGATCAAAGGAGAAACTTATGTCCTTGAACGCTCTGGAAACCCTTGGAGATGCCATTACAGGGGTAGATTTTTCTGAATTTATTTATACCTTCACTGTTGATTTTGCTCTTCTTCAGTTAATTCTTCAGGTGCATCACTTGTTTTATGTGGTTTTGTCCAATAATCAGTAATCAAAGCAGTAGTGCCCCACATTTTATACATGTAGTCTTGATCTCTGTCTACAGGTGAATTTCCCATGTTACTCCTGATAAAAATCAGAACTTTTATAGGGGTTTCTATCCCTCATCAGTATTTATTTTTTTACATATGATGAACAAAGTTAAATGATACAGATATTCTATCATCATCAGATAAATTTTGTTCTACCAAATGTTGAGTCCATGGAGGAAAGATTAATATTTGATCTTCCTGTGGTGTGATCCTATACATTGAATCAGAAACACTAACACCACCATTCATATTCCTTGACGCATCAATTATAGTATCATATGGATTAATGAATACCAAATCACCAGATTGATCTGGTATTTTTATATAATAAACACCAGATAGAACAGATCCTGGATGTGTATGACATTGATTATAGGAATACTTAGGATTAATATTAATCCATAATATATCAAGCATTACAGGCGGTATTTCAATAATTCCACAAAATTCATTGGCAGATTCAATGATACCATGAATCAATGAATTATCTAAAATACCATCTGACGTAATATGATTGGATTGCCATCCTGAAGCATTAGAACGCCTGACACCAGGATCTTTTTCTTTATGCTTATAACACTCAGATTCAAGTAGGTTTAAATTTAATCCTAATTTTGCGTTATAAAATGGTGTAGGAAATAAATTATCGACCTTGCCCACGATATACTTTCTTTTTGTTGTTACGAGAAGAAGCGGCATATTTCGTATTCTTCCCTTGCCCCTGACGAGTCTTTTTCGGTTTTGACTCGATCATGGTTTCGCCCAATAGACCGACTTTCGACCGTGCCATAATTAATCCTCTGTAGTAATTTGTGTATCAAGCTCCGAGGGATTCGGAGCACCAGCGGAATAAAAATCCTCCGCTAGGTCTGCTAGTTTATCAAAATATTCCTCTTGGGTCAAGCCTTCAGCAAGAACTTGACCCTTATGGAGAATTGTATATAATTCTCTACGCATATCAGATAACGCGAGTTTTTTCGTGCCCAACTCTGATACGAGGATCACACCAAATCTCAAATCCTGCTTCCTTAGCATCAAGACAGAAACTTACATCCTCTCCACACATGTCCTGAACCTCACCAGATTCAAATACCTGCATCTTAGGAGCAAACCAAGGATAAGGTAATCCCTCATGTTCAAATACTCCATGCTTGATAAGTAACCATCCAAATCCAGCATAGTCAACTGTAAATGGTTTCTTACGCTTCTGAATACTCTCAAGTGTTTCATGATTCATGACTCCACCATTAGAACGGAAATCTTCCTCATCCATCCAATGAGCAACACTTGTAGTAACTCCATCCTCAGTACAATACCAACCAGAAGCAATATCCTTATCTAACAACACTAATTGATAAAACTTCTCAGTATTGAATACAATATCACTATCAATCCATAATTGATAATCATACTTCAATTTACCATCCCATGGAATTTGATTTGGACCACGGAGAACATTAGCACCTAAACACTTACATCGGGCAAAGTTCACCATTGAACTATAATCTTGTGAAATCTGAATACTAGCACCATGTTGTACTAGATCAAAACATAACTGAACAAAACTCTTTAGATACGTATATGATACTCCTCTACCAGGTAAACAGAATACTACTGTCTTTCCTTTGATTAACTCTCTAGCTTTGTCATAATCCCATTCTGCAGTTTCTTTCTTCACAACGGGCGTTTTTGCTTTTACTGTAAATCCTTTTGCCATAACTTAAGTCAAGTTTGAATTTGAATCGATTCACTATTAATTATACTATCAACTCATGTATGAGTCAATCATTCTACTTCGGTTATTACGATACAACCATTCTCTACTTCCATATTGACTCCTGTGCCCTCATACCACCCGAATTCACTAATAACCCACTCAGGTATGATAACCACGTACTCACCAGTTACAGGATCGACTTCTATGGTTGAAAAATTTTCTGCGGAATTTTTTTGCATAAGAGGTATTTCTTTTTTCCATTTTGTTTTATATAGAAAAGTCTTGTGTTATACAAATACCCCGCGAAAGCAAGACTTTATAGATTAATGGTACCTAAGCGTTTTATATACGCGCCGCCGGGCGGCAACGCCCCCGCCAGGGGGGCACTGCCTACCACGCACGAACGCTGCGGTCAACCCACGTCTGCCAGGGCGCTCGCCTTGGTGGTCATGCTGGTTCCCCTGCTGCCTGCTGCTCCGCCATGGGTGCGAACGCGGGAGGAACCACCACGAATGCGGTCGGCGTAGCGGTTTGCCTTGGTTCCGTGGGAGGTACGCAGGCGGCGGATTTTCACTTCCTTGCCTGCTGCGTTCAGTTCTGCGGCGATGTTCAGCAGGTTCTCGGTGGAGGAGGTCATGGGTGGTTGGTTTGGAACGTTCAAATTCTACAGCACGAACGGGGGGAACGAACCCCCCGAAACCTTAAGGGATTCAGAAGTTACAGCAGAAGATGAACCCATCCTGCTCCGCGTAGTCGTAACGCTCCAGGTTCTGCCAGGTTGCTTCCCAATCCACCTCCACGAATCCGGGGATGTCGGTGCACCAGCAGTCTTCGGTAAACTGCTGAGCGAACTCTGCCCCGCTCATCTCACCCTGAAAGGAATCCTGGAAACTCTCCAGCATCCCGGTGCCGAAGTACTCAACAAACGCTTTGATCGCGTCAACGCTGTAGTCAACCTCCAGAAGTTCCTTCAGGGTTTCCAGTTCGTCAGAATCTTTGTACTCTGTGAGCATTTCTTCCTTCTCCTGCGCTGCGGTGGTGATGCCACGCGCCTCCAGGATCGCTTCAAAGAACGAAGTGAATGCGGGTTTGCCATCCTGGCGAACGTAACCGCAGGAGAGGCACTGTTCAGATCGCGTTGCGGTTTCCATGGAACGGATGGCGTCGAGCAGTTCGGTTCCTTTGAGAGCGTTGGTCATGTGTGTTTGTTTGGTATGTGAGAATTGTAGTCGGTAGAGGCGGCGAACCGCCGGGGTCATTGTGCCGGTTTTAGTGCCGGTCGGAAATGTTCCAGGTGCCGAACGTTCCCTGAGGGCGGGAATCGTTCCACTTGGTGAACCACTCGCGGCGCAGTTCGCGCTCGCGCTTCTCCTGCTCCAGCACCTGGAGGGCGATGGAAGCAAGTTCGGGAGTGCTGGCAAAGATGCCGTTTGAATCGAATTTCATATCCTTAAGGTAGTCGGGATTGGTGGGAAAGTCAACGGGGAAATCTTAAGAGAATCAGGCGATTGGCACAGTGCCGAACAGAATGTCGGCAATGGCAGTTACGCC